TAAGTCTTGTCTAAAAGCATCTAAGTCTGTTATATCGTTGATAATTGGTATTTCAGTATCGAAATATAGTGGTTCGTTGTGGGTTACGTCAGAGGATATTCCTCTTGAGTGGTTAGTGAGTAGTTGTTTGATTGTTAGTGTTAAGTCTGGAACCGTTAACGATGGTTTGGTGTTTATTTCTCCTTTAAATGTATAAGGAGTTGATGAAAATTGTTTTCTTAACCGTGGGTTAGAAAGTGACTTTTTTGTTGTCTTTGATTGATTTTTCATATTTTCTGATTTTATTTAGTTTGATTTGGACTTCCATATTATAGTCATAGTTGTTGTATTGGGCGATGGTAAGGGCGTTATGGGACTGCCAGTCTTTAGCCATTTGGATTCTTTCTTCCTTTGTGAATATTTTTTCTTTGTAGTATCGAGGCATTTTAATAATTGAGCCTCCTTTTTGGGTAATACACGGTAGTTTGTTACTTCTGTAGTAATTTTTAATCTGTGGGCTGAGGTAGTCAATTCCAAGATTTTTCGATTGTCTTTGAAATTGAGGTTCGCGGTCGTCATCGTCTTGGGAAGGTTGCCATTTTCCTCCCATAATATAGCCGAGAGTATAGCGTTGTGAGCCTCCCTCACTTTTTGCAATGTCAATTGTTCCGTGTCCCCAGATGTTTTGTAATTTGTCATGGTGTTGTAGTATGTTTTGATTAATATTAAATACTATTGCATGATAATGTGGGCGGAGATATTTTGTTCCATATTCGCCTACAGCATAGTATTTGATTGTTTTTGATGAGTTGTTGACTTTTCGAAGTCGTTTCCAAAAATCAGTTAGATGTTTTGGATTTAGTGTATCATGCCCATTGAATGACTTTGGGGCATGTGCGTATGTTAAGGTAATAAAAGCGGATGAATTTGCGCTTTTTTGTTCCTGTTGGAGTCTGAACATCCAAGAGTTTTGTCTGTCTCTTAGACATTGTGGACATTTGCCACATGGGACGACGTTGGTTTTTTCGCCGCCCATTGTAGCATAATTTCTGTAAAGTGTGATTGGTGTTAAGCACATATTTACATTCTGATTCCGCCTCGGGAAATTCTAAAAGAATTTATCCTTTTGTCTTTGCGTTTTTGTCCGTATTTTTTTGTTTTGCGGATTGATCTTCGTTTGTACATAATTGTAGGATTTTAGGGTTTATACTCCTTTGGGTGTTCCAAAGTATGGCATTAATCGGGTTGCTTTTAAGTCATGAAATACATGTGCGTATATTGTTTCAGCTTCTTGTAATTCTACAGCAAATATTCTTTTATCGGGTACACAGTTTATGAAATCTTCATTTAGTGCTGGTAAAGTTTCGAACTTTCTTGCCAAGTGCCAAAATAGAAGTGTGTCTCTGAATTCTCCGTGTACTGATGAGTGCATGTGTTTGTATTCTGCATATCTTGGAGTGTATCCAAAGGTATCTTGGTCTTGTGCAGTAGCGGTTGCATACAATTCATAGTTAAGAATTGGTTGTTCTCCTAAGTGTGCGAATGATGGGAAATAGAAATCGAATTTGTCGAATTTCTTGAAGTGTTTTGGTATACCTTGATAGTAGGCTGTTTTAGGTTGAATTGACATTAAGCCAATGATGTAACCATGTTCTTGGGCGTAGTATGAGAAGTTATTGCCTCCTCCTACATTAACGCCGTGTCCAGCCATGTTTCCTTGTGGTGTTCCGTCAGTAGCGGCTATTCCCGTTTCGGATGTCTGCAACACCTCAGAAATAGAGACGGGAGATTTTCCGCCACCTAAGTATTCTGGTCTTTGTAATCGTGCATCTGAAGACGTCACGCCAAAGTGAGATTTTATTACTTCTATGTATCGACTACCGCCTCTTGCGTTTTTTTCTAACCATTCTTGAAGACGAAAAGCTTGACGTAAGTCATTTATAGATGATGCGGTTGCGGTTGATAAGTCAGCTTGCAAAAATGCTGAGTTATCTTGAATTACTTTTCGTGCGCCAACTTTCATGTCTCCAGTAGGAGGTAATGTAGTAGTTGAAGATGTGATTGTGCCCGATGGAGGTAATCCGCCGTCAAATTCTTTGAGAGTTACTTGGGTATGGAAAGGTTGTGCAACGAAGTTGATGTCTGCGGTTGTTCCTAATGGAATAGTTGCTTCGGGTCCTTTTTGTGTCCAAGGTAGGGCAGATGTGAAATAATCATGTCCCCACGCGCGTTTTTGTAAGTTTAGTATATCGTTTGATGATGGGGGCTGAAGCCCGTCTACTAAGGTAGTTGTTGCTTTATTTATTAAATTTTGGTCTCTGAAAAATTCGTTGTAGATAAGCTGATAAGCTGCGTACGGCAGTGCTGAGATTTCTAGGGAACCTGTTGCTGGACCAGCATCTTGAATTTGTGGGACTCCTAGATAATCTGTTAATGAGCCTATGGTTGTATCTGATGGTTGTAAGTCTAAGTATGGAAATACGGGTTCGGCATAGCCGTCTTCACCTCCCGTTATGAAATCTTCCCAATTTGACCAATTGAGGCGATTAGGGACGAAGAAGAAATGTTGGTATACATCGATACGATGCATTACGGGTGCCAACATTGGTGCAAATCTAAGCATTTGCGTTGATGACATTTTAATTTTGTCGCCTGGTAAGACATCCAGGACAAGTGTAGGTGTTAAGTCTCCCATATTAAGAGACATTTTTCTATCATGTGAGAGATTGAATGTGTTACTTTGAGGTTTATTGACTTTAATTTCGTTAAAAATTGACATAGTTTTTGGTTTTTAATGTTTTAGTATCTGATTTGTGGATTTTGTCTGTTAAATAAGTCTAGACCCATGTCTAAGATTACTTTTTTCCAATCGTCGCCTCTCATTTGTTTATTAGCGGCGCGTTTTAATTCGAAGTCTTTGTATTTTCCTTCTTTTCGAATGTTGTCTGTTTCGGCATCTACTTTAGATACTTCTGATTTTGATTTTAAAATGTCTTGTAAAGCATTTTGTATTTGTTGTTTTTTATATTCAGCTGATGCAGATAAATCTGTTTGTTTGGACAATTCTGTTGATGCTTGTGCAGTTTTTAAAATTTTGTCTGCGGTTAATACACCGTTTTGTGTTCTTAAATTGTCAGTTTGTGCCTCTGTGTTCTTGAGATTTATGTATTGCATCATTTGACTTGATGGGTCAATATTTTGGATATCGGGAGGTTTGGCACCAGGCAAAGATGATGCTGTGCCAGCTGTTTGACCTGATGAGCCGCCATATACTAGATTTGGATTAAGCCCCGCATTGCGGAGCCTTTCCATTTGTGATTTTGGATCGTTGTATGCATTGACTCTGTCAAACATATTTAAATCATAAGCACGTGCTCTTTCGGCTTCTTTTTTTCTGCTTCGATTACCAAGTATTCCTCCTGTAATGCCTGCTAAAGCGGCTCCTGCTCCTATTATAACGGGTAATGGTATAGGCATGTTATTCTATGAGTTTAGTATTTGTACGTACATTATTGTAAACTTTTATAAGTTGGTCGACTCGTTGAAGATAGTTTTCGGGTTCTATACATCTATAGGAGTATAGTTTGAAATTGCTTTCTAATTCTACAGCTAGAAGTATTCCAGCTGATAGTTGTTTACCTTGTTGTACTTTTTGTTTTTCTGTTTGTAATTTTTTCATGATGTTGATTTTTAAATTGTTATTTATTTTGCTAATATAATACTTTTTTTTTGTTTTTATTGTTTTTTTATTTTTATGTTCATTTTAGCTCTACGTGAACTGCGTTTTTATTTGAACATTCTTTTATTTTTTTTTATTTTTTTAGTATTATTTTGATTTTAGCTAATTGTTTGGTTTTTAGTTGAGTGTCAACTAGCATAAGTATATCAAGAGGTATACTTATGCTTTCTCTGTGAGAGAGTTTTGCACGAAATAAAATTAAAATTATAAATTTTCATTTTTTTCGAGCGTTTTTTCGTTTTGTTCTTTTAAAGCGTTTTGATGAACAATAAATTGTTCTTGGTGTTGTGCCTTTAGTTTATCGTTTTCTTGCTTTATTTTGAGGCTAAGGGCTTTTTCTCGAGCTTTTAGGTCTTGTCTAAAAGCATCTAAGTCTGTTATATCGTTGATAATTGGTATTTCAGTATCGAAATATAGTGGTTCGTTGTGGGTTACGTCAGAGGATATTCCTCTTGAGTGGTTAGTGAGTAGTTGTTT